TGAATATGGGAGTATCTATTTTTATCTGGCTTTTCATCATAGCGTTCACCTGATGTTTGGATACGTCTATAATGATACCCCCCATTGAAACCTTTTTTTAAATTAGTACATCTATTATCTAGTAAAAAGCATGGTTTTCCGTCAGCCATTTTATTCAACATAGACTCTACTGCTTCAATTCTAAGAGCTACATCATTAGAAGGAGCTGGAATTGCTTTAACTCCAGCTTGTCTAAGCATTTGAAACGGAGTTCTCTCATCTGTTTGAGCTCTAAAATCTCCTGCTGGGTCACCAAATATTTCTGTTTCAAAGTTTCGGTAATATTTTGTAATATGATGTTTTAACATTTCAGCAAAACGTAAAGCACCCATATCAAAACATACTAACTCCGATAAGATTATCCATCTTCCTGTAGCTAGTCTTTGACCAAAGGTTGCAGCTGGTGTCAATCCAAAGTCAATACCAACATATAATGTAGAATTAGGGTCAGGAAGTAATGGCTCTTTAGCAAGGTGCATTTCTTCTCGCCAACTAGGATATACTGGCTTCCCTTCTTCTAAAGAACCTAGTTTATTAAGGACATAAACATCAATCCAGCCTTTCGTCTTGCCATTAATAATATTATTGTAGTATTTGGGCGTTAAATTTTTTTTATTTTCGGCAAAGTCATTATCTTCATAAGCTTCTAAGTCACCAACTTTACTTCTTTTCTCTTTCATACCCCCAGGCTGAGTATAAAATGACCAGTTATCAGGTTTGACTAGCATTAATGCTTCATCACGTCCTATATGATCTGGTACAGGTACATCACCAGCCATAATGGGCCACCAATGATCTTCTTCTGGGGCGTTTGTATCGCAAATAACCCCATACCAAGAAGCACCACCTTCTCGCATAGAAGGAAATCTACCTACCCTCATAGTACAAGCGTCAATAATGGACTTCGGTATCTCTCTTGCTTCATTAACCCATACCCCAGTCAGCTCTAATGAGAGCAATTTCTTTACATCTTCAGGTCTATCAAGAGCTAGGAAGATAACTTCGCAATCTATATCCCCTTGTTTTATATGATGTGTATAAGGAACTGACCATTTAAACCGACCCCAGACATTTTCATCATACCAATCAAGCCATGTCTTAATAGTAGTGGTTTTAAGCTGTGGATTGGTATTTCTAATGACTGCCCACCTAGACTTTCTAACGCCTTGGGCATTGGGTTTCTGTTGTAAAGCTCTTCTAAATATTTCCACACAACAGGCAACTGATTTGCCACTCCCAACAGGACCCCTAATCCCCCTAAAGAAGTCCTCAGACTTCATAAAATTTTTTAGAACAGCCCCATAGGGCTTATAGCTAAATTCGGTCACTCTGTTTTTCCTGAATCAACTCCAGCTTTAATAAATTTTTCTACCACATCAGGAGCAAAGCTCTCAATAAGCTTATCGGCTTCATAGTCGTTAATATGCTCTGTGGGATAATTCTTTAAATGTACCTTCTTAACTATTTCTCTTAATCGTCGTCTATCCGTTATTGATATGCTTTGGAGGAAACTCATTGGTATTATCCTTATATAATTGTTTGCGTAGGTCTGATTTTTCTTCGAGGTGCTTTTCAAGGCTTTGAAGAAGTATCTTATTCTGTTCTTTAAGGTCTTTGATTTCTTTTTCTAATTCTCTCATTCTCTTATCCATTTTGTTTAGTGAAAAAAAACTACTCTAAAGGGAAAAATATATATTGGGTACTCACATACCTTCGTGTTTGGAGAGGCTTGAACCTTTTTTTAGCTCTAATGTTTGTGTAGTAGTTCTATAGGTAGATTTGTGTTCGCTTTTTCGCCCCACGGGTCGATAAAGCTCAATCTATCTCATAATGACTGAGTACCGTGTAGTTAAGATAGATCAATATTAATCTTAATGTCACCTTGTATATCGTGTTGCACCTTATCTGGTGCGCGTATGCCAGCTCGATCTAGTATATCTCTACTCGCTTCTAGCTGCACATATTCACTCTTGGCTCCGTTTGATAACTCAACTAGCTTCTTACTCGCTGTCACAGCGCCTAACCCTATAGTGTTTGCAACCCTCTCGACCATGTACCTCTGTACGTGTGGTAGTCGTAACGTTCTACTTGCTACTACTCTACCTGATTCTCCCTTTGCATATCCTACCTTTTGACTAGCTTCAGCTATGCTACATCCTGTGGTTACGATAGTATCAACTAGGTCTCGTTGTTTAGTGGTTAACTCGTTCTTCTTCAAACATCACCTCTTAGCACGAATAGTCATTTAAAATCCTTTGTCAACTAACATTACATTACATATCATTACTGCTCTATGCACACAATGGGCTTGGATTAGATTCACACCCTAGATTAGTCCAGTCTCTCGATGTTCACGAACGTACAGCAGACGACTATCCAACTAGGGCGGCTCTCTAATCCACATGAGCTAAACTCATGTCAAAAACGTCTCTCTCTCTCTCGTGACTGGGTTTTCATTTTAGCATAATCGAGAATCCCAAGTAAAGCTATGTTCCGCTTCATGCCTGTCAGCGCTTAAGTGCGTAGCGCTTCCTGTACGAGAACAAGCTTGACTAGAGATGATTCACGATTTGCAAATGTTAACTCCTTATCGTCACGAAAGTAGTTCGTGATGTCGCAAAACACATCAATAAGGAGTCAAAAATGATATTAAATGATGTAAAAGTTAATTTCAAATCAATATTGAATAATTGGTTTGAAAATGAAGAAAAGATTGTTCAATTAAGAAAAAAATCACAAAGATTTAGGGAATTAGAAAGCCAATTAGAAATGGCTAAATCAAGTGATGATTATGACAGAGTTAATGACTTAGTTCAGTATATGATAACTGAATTTAAAGTTGTTATGTCAAAAATATAGGTGGTTATATGAATAAATTAGAAACATTTTTCATATGCTTCCTAGTATCGTTTTTAATCAGCTACATGGTAGCGCAATACATAAGGATATTAATATGATTAGTAAATCAGTGATTATGACATATCAAGTAACCAAATGGTTAATGAGTGATGATGTTAAATTAATTAAGAAATTAATTCGTAAATTTAAGAATAAGAAAATTAATAAAAAGAAAAAATAGGAGTATAAATCATGACGGATAAATACAATATAACACAAGAAGATCAGCAATTAATATTAGACGCTAGAGATTTCGGTTTCGAAACTGCTAATATATTAAATAAAGCATTAAAAGAAATATCTGATAATGCTGCTAATGAATCAATTCATATCCAAGAAGATTGGGATTGGAAATTGAAATTCATTACACAAACATTCTTTGGCTCAGTTCAAAAAGCTAAAGATTCCAATGTAAGAATGAAAAAATACTTACTATGGTTAGAAAGACAACAGAATGTTGATGATAAAATGGAAGAAGCCAAAGAAACAACGATTAAAAATAATTGTCGTTTAGGTTTTTCCAAAGAAGTATCAGAAGTATTACAAAAAACATATCAAGAATATACTGGTAGTGTTTTTGTACCATATGTAAAAAGTGAAACTGATAAACAGAAAACCAAAAATGAACGTATTTTAGAAGTTCATAATAAAAAAATGGTTAATTACATAACTGACTTAAATAAAGTTTTGGAAGGTGACAAAGTGAGTTACCAGCCAAAACATTCTATTGAGGATTTAACTGACGCTGTACAAACAAGTTAGTTAAATAGAATATTCATTATACAACTCCAGCCCTAAAGGGCTGGGGTTTTTTTTTATACTCAAGCACTGCACTGTGGGTGGTGATTCCGAACGAGGTTAATATGATAGACGAAAAAATAATAAATGCTGTTCAAACATTAAAAGAACATGGCATTAATGTAGAAACACAAGTTATGGAAATTGTTGCTAAACAATTAAACCATAATCTAAAGGTGAAGTCTGTTAAAAAACAACCACCTGTAGTAAATGATTCCGAATTAGTTCAACAATATGTAAATAAAAATGATGTAACAAAAGTACCACAAGGTCAACGTAGCAATCAATATTACAATGGTGTTACTTGGGAAGATAAAACGTTTCCGAATGAAATTGGAAGTAAAGTACATAAATCAATAAATACTTTTACAATAAGAGTATTAACAGAGTTAGTTTACAATCCAAAACATAAAGTCATATGGAAAACATGTATGCAAATAGCAGAAGTTCTTCCTATAGAAAATAAATTTTCAGAAACAGATAAAGCTGTTCGTATTGAATTATACAAAAGTATGAACTCATCTTTAGTAAGATGTAAACAATTTGATACGCCAAAAAGAAAGAAATTACATCACTATTCCCTAACAGAAAAGGGATTAAAATTTATCAATGAGGCAGTAAAATGAAAAATAAATTCGATAAATATTCTGAATATATAGGTACGTTTATACTAACTTATTTAGGATACGGAACGCTAGTTATATTAACTTTACTATTCCTGGGTGTGAATCCCACATTAGTAATAAGTGTAGTATCAGCTCCACTATGGATAATAATTTTATATTTATCCTACAAAACAACAATCGTAATCAAAAGGAAATCAAATGAGTAAAACAAGTAATTGGGTTTTAATAATGAATGAAGCAGCTGCCGAACTAACTAGAGAACAATTCATCAAAAAATTTGGCGAAGCTAATGCAGATGTATGGGATTCAGTAAATAGAGAGGAAAATATATGATTACATTATTAGAAGTACATGATGAATTACAAAAGATAAAAACTATTGTTACTGACATAAGACTTCGTGGTCAATGTTCAGTAGCTGTTGGTAAACAAGTTATAGAAGTTATTAAAATTTGTGATCAACGCATTGATTACATTAATCAAGTAGAAGAACAAACTACACAACAATACGGAACATGAAAAGGGGAAATGGATATGCGTGTATTATTATTATCGTAAAATAAAAATAAGTTTAGTCTTACTTTTTGTAAAATTTAACAGAGTAATTATTGATTATGCAATAAAAGAGGAGTTGAAAAATGCCGAAGAAAAAGAAAAGAGAAGTACCTATAGATTCTGATTTGTTAGAAGCAATAGATGATCAAATTTATAAACATCTACCTATTCATAAATTAAAAGAAATAATTGATGAAAGAATTGCATTAACAATTAAACCAAAAACAAAAACTAAAAAAGCAGCATAGGAGTATACAATGCCAGAACTAAGACAATATCAAAGAGATCATTATAACGATAAAATTTATAGAGTGTTTGCACCTAAAATTTCTGAACAAGAAATAGTTTTAACAGAAATTAAATCAAAAATGGTAGAAGAATCAAAACCAAAATTTGCAAAGAAATTTGGTTTAGATAAATTATTAAATGATTTAGAATACCAATGTGGTGCAGTTACTACTTTAGAATCAAAACATTCTGAAGCAGAAGAAAAATTAAAACAAAAATCTCGTGATGAATTACAAAAATTAGAACAAACTAATGGTAGAGAACGTGTTCATCAAGAACATAAATTAAAAGCATTAAAACGTTTAATTTATAGCAAAATACAATCAAATGATTTGTTAGCAAATATGACTTGGCACATTAGAAGTTCTGATGAAGTTGAACCTAAAAATTTAGATAGTATGCTTACAGAAGGTGTTGTTAAAATAGTTAAAGACCAAGTTAAATTTACACCTGAAGGTAAAAAATTACAATTATTAGAAGCTATGCAACAAAAATGTAGAGATACAGTTATGGAAGCTAATGCTCCTGATGAAATAACTAGAGCTTTAACATTAATGCTAAAACCTCTTGGAATGAGCTGGGAAGTACAAGTACCAATGTTAGAAAATAAAAAGGCAAGTTAATGGAAGAAAAATTAATTGATAAATGGCTACCTGATTTTAGAACTAAAAAATATTCTAAAAAAGAAGCTGCAAAATTAATGCATGAATCATTAATAAAACATTGTAAAGCATTTGGAATGAAACCAGATATTAAAGTAGCTGGTCCTCAACCATATCCGAATAAATTTACACATACAGAAGATGAAATGGCTGGAAGTAATACGGATAATATACAAGTTACTTGGGAATCAGGACCTTGGGATTGGGGAGTACACTATTCATTAGGTAGTAATCCTAAATCATATCCATTTGGTCCAGCTGATAAAAATATACAGGATTGGTATTTAGAAACTCACTGGGGTTTTGATGTCATATTCTGTGATGTATAAGAACATTCTACTGAAAGGATAAGGTAGCTCCTTATAGGTATTATACTGCCTATTGAGAAAGTATATAGTAGAATTAGGGAGTAGTCATAATGATAGTTAGTAGCTTTAGCTGGTACTATCCTACTCCCCCATGGTTTTACCTGTAATTTATACACTTAATAGTTTCTCTTTTATGTGAATATCTATTGTGTATAACCACAACATATAGTAGGTAAAATATTGTGAACAAAATTAGTACAAACAAGGTACATATGTGGAAAAGTATGTCAAAAATAGCTGTTTTCAGCCGTTTTACTCACAAAAGTTACAGTTATCGTAACTTATGTCAAGAAATTGTTTCATTATTAAATGTAACAAATTCAAGGATTAAACATACATTTTTCATTGCGTGTAATATTTACGCTAATTTTTTTCACATAACTTACGAAAACTATAATTATTATTGTGGAAAAAGCACTCGGAACACAGTTTCATAACCAGTTGATAACTCAATTTGTCAATAAAAGACATGAGTTGGGAATTAGTCAAATGGATTTAGATGAAATCATAGGTGTAGCTAGAGGTTTGGTAAGCAAATGGGAAGTCGGAATAAGAAAACCTAGTGGTTATTTATTCTGTGTTTGGGCTGAAGCTCTAGGTTGTGAACTAGAGTTATCAAAAAAAGGAGGAAATCATGACGGACTTAATAAACCCTGATTATTATAAAAAACATAAAATTCAGGTAACTGACGCAATAAGTGCGTGGAATTTAAATTTTACCTTGGGTAACGTAGTTAAATACTGCGTTCGTGCAGATTCAAAAGGCAAAGATACCGATTTGATAAAAGCTCTTTGGTATATTTGCAAGGAGTTAGAGGTAAAATATGGAAGAAAAGAATATCAAAATTTTACGCAGTCACATCAACAAAATTTTGAACAGGGGAAAAAAGAACAAAGTTCTTCCGTACCACGAACGTCACAAGATTTGGTTGGATCAACTATACAACTTCGTAAGCACCCACCCACTCCTCTTACAGAAGATAAACTTGAACGAATTTCAACAGCGATTGTACGCAAACCCTATACAGATAGATCGTCCAACGCTGAACAAATTAAATATAGCAATGCAGAGGTACAAAAATGAAAAAAGAAAACAACGAGAACAAGATAAACAACATTACATTGACTTCGCAGAACAAAAAAGAAAGACCCTTCGGAATCGGTGGTAGTGACGCAAACAAATTAGTTAATGGTGAATGGATAGATTTATATGATGAAAAAATTAATAAAGAATCAATAGATTTATCAGACGTATTACCAGTACAAATGGGTAATGCTACCGAACAGTTTAATCGTGAATGGTTTGCAAAACAAACAAACATGCTGCCAAGTCAAGAAACTACAGTTTGGTATAATGATTACATTTACGGTAATCTTGATGGATTAATTTACGGAACATTTGAAGGGGAAGAAACCCCTATCGCAGTATTTGAAGCTAAACATACAAACGCTTTTAATGCAACTGATCAGAAAAAATTAGATCAAGTAGATAAATATTATCCTCAATTACAACATTATATGATGGTTGCTAAAGTTAAGAAAGCATACCTATCAATGTTTTTTGGTAATCTTAAATGGGATTATCTAGAAGTTGAAGAAGATAAATCTTTTCAACAAAAACTTTTAAGCGCTTATGATTATTTTTGGACAGCAATTCAAAAAGAAAATCATGAGCTAGTAGTAAACCTAAATTGGAGTGAATATCATGAGCATAACCTTAATAAAAAAGTATCCTGAAACGCCAGGCTATAAAGAAAATACAACATCTAAAGATGTTGCAATGTCTATAAAAGAAAATGCAAATTCTATTCGTAGAAAAGTTTTATTTGTTCTTAAAAATAAAGGTACTTATGGTGCTACTACTGATGAAGTCGCATCATTGTTAAATATTTCTATACTAAGTGTAAGACCTAGATTTTCTGAATTACGTAAATCAGGATTTATAGAAGATAGTAAAGAAAGAAGAATGAATGAAAGTAAACATAAAGCAATTGTTTGGAGATATATAGATGAATAATATTAAGTATTGGACCAATGCAACAACATTAAGAACAAGCTTAGGCTTAGGTTGTCAATGTGGTTTTAATACTGATTTACCTATAGGTCCCCCACTCTCTCTTAAATTTAATGAATTTAAGCAAGGGAGTAAAAATGAAAAAGAAAGAGAAGAAATTTAAAGTTGAGATTTATGTTGGTAATTATTCCAGCAAAATTGTCAACAACGCAGAGTTAGTAGATTGGTTTGTGGTTAAAGCCAAAACTAGAAATGAAGTTATGAAGTTTTTAGAACAACATAACTTTAAAATTGAGGAGTTAGAATATGAGGACGATACTTAGATGGTTTTTTGGAAAAAAAGATTTGGAAAAAAATAAGAATCCTTGGAAATATGTGTGGGTACATATTAACGATCTAACAAAAAAAGAAAGAGGATAACATGACGGAAAAATCTTTAACTTATATATGGGATAGTGTTAAGCACACTAACCCTCACTTTACTAAACCGTTTTCTAAATTCGGTGGTAAGGAATTAACGACTATCGATCCTATGTATCAAATTATGGTTATGACTAATCAATTTGGTCCAGTAGGTGAAGGTTGGAACTGGAAAGCAGAATATACTTATACTGATAAAGTAGTATTTGCTGAAGTATCAGTAGCTATTCATAAAGCTGAAACAACATTAGATTGGGATTATTATGGTCCTATATCTTCAGCTCAATCTTTGTTTAAGAAAAACGGTGGGTTAGATGATGAAGCTCCTAAGAAAGCAATGACTGACGCTTTAACAAAAGCATTTAGTCATTTAGGAGTTAGTGCAGATGTATTCTTAGGTATGTTTGACAATAATAAATATGTGTCAAGTATGAAAGAAAAATTTGCACAGCCAAAAGTGGCAAATGCAGAATTGGTAAAATTTCCAAATAAAAAGGAGGATAAATAATGTCAATGAATATAGCATTGTTAGTAGGAAGATTAGGGGCTGACCCTGAGATTTCTCAAACGTCAAGTGGTGATACTTTCGTTAAATTGTCTATGGCAACTAATGAAGTATATAAAGATAAATCTGGTGAACGTCAGGAACGTACACAATGGCATAAAATTGTTGTGTGGAATCCTAAACTAGCTGAAATGGTTGGTAAACATTATAAGAAAGGCGATACTGTATCTGTTCAAGGACAGATTGAAAATCGTGCTTATGAATCTGATGGTGTTACTAAATACATTTCAGAAGTTATTGTAGGTCGTTTTACTGGTAGTGTTCGATTAATACTTACTGGTAATAACTCACCAAAAAAAGATAACTCATCTAATAGTGGTTCTATGATTGCACAAGCTAAAGCAATTCAAGAAGAACCAATAGATGTACCATTTTAATTAGACAGAACCTTTTCATGTCTAATAATAGTGAGGGAACAGTTTCATTTTTTTCTCCGTACATAAAAGGCTTTATTACGTCATGGATAGAGCAGCTTAGTACCTCACTAATTAAAAGGATAAAATATGTTTAAATCAAATTTAAAAAATATTCTTCATAATGATAATTATTTTGGAACAAGAGATTATAAAGAAGATAAGTTTGGTATTCCAAAACCTTCTAAACATAATCCTCAATTTACAAAAAAAAGAAAAAAAAGAAAAAAAAGAAAATGACAAAAAGACAATCAGAACTTTTAAATTTTATAAAAAATTATATTTCCGAACATAAATATTCCCCCTCTTACGAAGAAATGATGAAAGGTATTGGTGTAAATTCCAAATCTAATATTCATCAAAAAATACATTGTTTGGCAAAATTAAATCTTATTACAATAAAACATAACATGGCAAGAAGTATCGAGGTTCTATGAATATAATTATATCTATTTTACTTACTATTTTAGTTGCAATTCAATTTTCTCATTTATGGATTTACTATCATCAAGTTATAGGGTTTTCATGTTAGATTATAAACGAGAATTAGCTCAAGTAATTACAGTACGTATAGCTGAAGAATTAGGTTTTAAAAAAGATCAATTATTATCAGGTAGACGAGATATATTATTATTTGTAGCTAGACAGTATCTCTATTATTTTTTAGATTATTATGTAGGTCTTAATACTGAAGAAATGGCAGAAGTTGTTCAAAAAGATCAATCTGGTATTTGGTATTCATTAGCTACATTTGAAAAAAATATAGGTCGAAAGCAAGGATATACTTCCGAATTTTTTAGATTAGACGGAATAGTGCGTAGCATAACTATAAATTATATGGATTACTATGGTTATGATACTGAAAAATGGCAATTTAGAAGTCGAAGAAACGTACTCGCTGGAACAAATCTTTCACGAGTGGATAGACTACTTGATAAACATTGGGCAGATCAAAAGAGAGAACGTGAATTGGAAACAATTAACGGAAGCAATAGTTGAATTAGAGCTACAAGGATATAAAAATGCTGGACGAAAATTACATTAAAGAATCTATCATGGAAGCTGAAGGCTACCGAGATACTATATATATGTGTACCGAAAATCACCGTACGATTGGTTGGGGGCATAAATGCGTAGAAGATCATTGGAAAGATAATACATCTTATCCTAAAGGATATTTAAAAGAAATATTTGATATTGATTTTAATAAAGCAAAAGAAAAAATGAATACATTAGTTAAATTAGAAGATTTAGAACACATTGATCATAGTGCTAAATTAATTTTAGTAGAAATGATTTTTCAAATGGGTATGCGAGGTGTTCAACAATTCCGAAATATGATCAAAAGTTTACATAAACAGGAATATAAATCTGCAAGTTTACATATGCTTGATTCAAAATGGAATCGTCAAACCCCCTCAAGAGCACAAAAATTATCGAACATGATGAGTGGACTTCAAAGTTAAATCCGTTCCATAAATTCTTTTGTAATGTAATATTGCCCAATCAACAATATCATCTTCAGTATGTTGATCTATACTGACGCAACAAATGCGCTTATCATCATTTTCATAAATTTTATTAATATATTTTTTATCAGATAAAGTATCAATCATAATATCAGCTTGTCGATCTGAACATGTTAAAAATTTTTTAATTCTTTTTATATAAATATGCTCATGATCAAATCTCCACAAAATTAATTGAATTAAAAGAGCTAAATAATGTGGCTTGTTAATATTAAAACAATATTGAACAGTAGAGTTTTCAGTTTCGGTATAATAAATTTCTTGTAAAATACCTTTTAAGTAATTGTATATTTTATTTGTAACTTGAGAATTGTGTTCTAACAGATTAGGTGCGTTACTTTGATCTGTGTGATACCCTTTTTGACTTCCAAATCCGAAAACATTTTGTTTTTTTGGCATATTGACCCCCCCTATTCACATATAAACATATTTTAATATAAAAATACTGTGTAAATATTGCGTATAGTCTTTAATGATTCTAAATGAATCACTCAGAATCTTATATACTTTTCAGGTACAATCACTCTAGGACATCTTAATTAACTCACTGAGGGGCAAATATAAGGCTGTTTAGAATCAGTCTAATGTTAAATTATGGCTTTTTCCAATTAGTAGCAACTTTTTCAGCAGATCGTCCAGCTATGTACCCACCAACACCTATTGTTAATAGATTCCACATTTGATCAGGAATCGAAAGCTCAATCGCTGTACCTAAAAACGCATTACAAAAAGGAGCTATGATATGATTGTTCGCAATTACAATTATACAAATCCACATCAAAGCTGGTCGCCAGGTGGCTGTGAGCCAATGCTTAGATTCTGCTTCGGCTTTGATAATATTTGATTTAGCTATAAGCTCCTCATGATCGCCATTTAATAATTGAGTGTTAAGTTCATGCTTGAGCTTCTCTTTTAAATCTTTATCAGGTATAGACTTATCAACTATACCACCGACAATCTTTGCGATTGGACCCACAGCGTTCAATAGAGGTAACATTAAAATATCATTCCATATAAAATCATAACAACAATAATTGTTAATGCACCTACAATAATTTTTCCTCTTTTGGTTAATCCTTTCCAAAAGTATTTTACTTTATCCATAATCTCTCTCCAATCTATCCATAGAAATAAAATTCTTTTCTTGGATATGGTTATCCCAGATAGCCAATTCGACAATACCGTAAGACCATCCAGTCATATTAAGCTTTGCATACTGTTCAACATGGTTCATTGGCAACGCACAACCTACATTAACGATACGAACATACTTCTTATCCCCTATTTTTGGGGCTTTCCAATCTCTATCTTTGTGCGTATGACCAAAGACCAAATCATGCAAACAATCATTAGCTATTGATATTTCTGCATTACGCCCACCGTATTCTTTACCCATTATATTTTTAGGTACATGAGT